GAATTCAACGAGATGATAACGACTCAAACCATACCGCTCCGCGAATCCGGCAGTTGCATCCGACGGATTCGTCGGCCAACTGCCGCCCGAAAACAAGCGACTCTTATCATGCTGCACCGCTTCACCTGCAGTGTCTGAACGACGTAGCCAGTCACCAAGACCTGGATACCATCCCATCGATGGCAGGAGGCCTCGCGCGACTCCCCGCTTATACTGAGCAAGGCGGCGCGCGGGCGGGGGTTTGACGGTCCACCAAAGCTTGGCCAACAAACGCCCAGGCTTAGGGCCGAAAAGGTAAGCATCACCATCGCGGAAGAACCCACCCGAGATGAAGCTCACATGCGCAGGATCGGTAAAAACGCACCCTTCAGGCCGAATACCCAACGACGACTCAACTGCTGCATAAGCGGCCCAATCGACGGGGTTATACGCAGCAATAAGTAAGTCATCGCCAGCAACGATAATTGACGCCCGTACGCCTAACTGCACGCACGCGTGTGTGGCAATCATGGCGTTAAGTAGGCCATTACCAAGTGTGGTGTCATTGTGCCCTGATTTCACTGACCCGCGCAGTTTGTAAATCAAAACCCCATCCTTGAATTTGGCGACACCGAGAACGTTCTCGCATTGGGCGTTGAACCGGGCCAAGCTGGGACAAAACTTGGCATATATATCAACCAAAGCCTCACGGTGATGTTCATTGATCGTGGAATCCCAGTTTGCGCCGTCGCGTTCGACGAAGCAACAAGCCCCACCTCGAATTTTGTCGGTAAACCAATGGCCAATGTCGGCGGCGGACATACCCGATGCAATGGTGACGTCGATCCCGGGGGCTAGAGAATAATTATGGAAAAGCTTCGTCATAGCTTTCTGCATATAATAATAATCAGGCCCATAAACCGCTTGTGTGGCATAATTTTGATGGTACTGAATGGCACGGGCTTTCGAGGGGCGTTTTGGGTAGTGCTCTCGCTTAATCATGGCCTTAACGCGCCACGGCAAGACGCGGTCATACAGCAGCGACTGGGTTATGAGTAGGCGCTTGGTGGCTGGCCACTTTGCCAACCAAGCGGCGCGATAGTCACAGACCCCAGTAACCACACTGTACTCTATCGCGCCCACCACTGCAGCACTGAGCATCAATCGTACGACATCACTCCAATCGCCCGTGAACGGGGGCCGCGTCGCAGCGTGACGATTGTAAAGCGCGTTGCAAGCGTTGCACACGCATTTACGTGGTGTCCAAGCCGCACGAGCGACAGGCCCCAAGCATGTAGCACCAACAGAATGC